ATCGTCATCACGCCGCCGAGCTGGAACAGCGCGCCTTCGAGGTCGAGCAGCGTCGTGCGGACCTCGTCGCGGTCGTGGCTGATGAAGCCGTCCTCGGTCAGCTCCCCCAGGAACTTGAACTGTCGCTGCATGGCGGCCTCCTACGTCTTGATGAGCACGGTCACGACCGCACTGGGCTGCAAGGTGTTGTGCGGCGTCTCGGTCGTCGTGTTCTGCACGCTGGCCGTGGGGTTCGTGCTGCTGCCGGTCATCACGAAGAGGTTCGATCCGGACTGGCCGGAGCCGCTGCCGTTGACCGTGACCTTGTCGTACGTGTGGGTGTGGATCGCCAGCTCGTTGGGGAGCAGCTTGTGCGTCTCCTCGCCGATGAGCTGACCGAGCGCGTGCGCGGTCGCGCCGTTGGCGATGGCGAGGCCGACACCCATCGGGACGCGGCCCTTGAAGTTGGGGACGTTGAAGTGCGTGCCGTCCGGCAGGCCCCACGGGGAGGCCGCGCCGCCGAGCGCGTCGAAGAGGTTCTGGTAGTCGGCGCGGAGGTAGGACGTGCCGTCGCACGGCAGCCACGGCGCGCCCGCGACGACGGCCACGGCAGCGACGGCGGAGAGCTTCAGATCGCCGGGCCAGTGCACGCCGGCGTTGGCGGCGAAGTCGGCCTGTCTGATCCACGCCGTCAGCGCCTCGACGCGATCGGCGAGCGCCTTGATGTCACGCGGGACGTCGGCTGAGTCGGTGGACTCCGGGTAGGGCAGGAGCAGACGCCCCGTGGTCAAGCTCATCGCGGCCTCCGTCTCGTGCCGGGTCGGCGGTTGTAGACGTCACCCTCGGCGCGCGCGAACGCGGCCAGCTCGGGATCGCCGAACTCGATGACGGCCGGTCTGAAGGCAGCGACGACGTCCTGGTTGCGCTCGACGCAGCGACGCACGTGGGACTCGAACACGCCGTTGGTGTGCAGGGGGAACTGCATCCCGCAGATCCGGCAGACGTAGACCATGTAGCCTCCTCTCCGAGCTGCGGGCCGGAAGATGTCGGTTATCGCTCGAACCGATGCCCGGCGTTCGCGCCGGTCTAGTCCGATGTCACTCACACGACCGCCGCTCACATAGGCCGGGAGAGCAGTCGTTCGTGCAAATCAATGGCTCGCGGCCGTCTAGGGGAGGCGCCCGGTGGGACCCCTTGCCGGGCGCCGAACCCTCAATAACCGGTGGCCGCGTAGCGCACGCGACGCGTGGGACGCGGACCGCGCGGGCGATCGACGCGCGGCGCCTTCTCAGACGCGACCGTCTGAGCGATCATCCACGCGAGCAGGAGATCCGACGTCGAGCCGGGTTGCGGACCCACACGACCACTACCGCGCCGCACGTACGTCTCCATCTGGCGGGCGAGTCGGACGCTCTTGATGCCGTGGGTGCCTTCACGAAGGAGTGCCATCGCCTCGTCATGGAGCAGCGCCTTTGTGACGCGCGTCGTGTCCCAGCCGAGCCGATCGGTGAAGTTGCCGGTCGGGCGGTCGCCGCGACGCTTGGTGTACATCTGGCGGTAGCCGAACTCGTGGTAGAGCGTGTCGATGATCGCCAGCCCGAACCCGCCCGTGCGCTCGACCGCGAGCCACGGCCGGCGGTGCTTGCCGTAGAGCAGGCAGGCGAGCAGGAGCTGCTCGGCGACGAGGTCCGGCTCGGTGCGGATCTCAAGCTGCGCGCACTGCTCGCGCGTCTGATGGTCGATCACGACGATGCCGAAGAACGCCTGCTCGTCGTCGTCCTCGCCGGTCGCGGGGTCGCACGCGACGACGTACTGGCCCTCGTCAGACGGCGGCGTCCACAGCTCCCACGGCCCGCCTTCTGTGACCTTCACGGTCGTGGGAACTTCGGTGACCCCCCTACGGGTTTTCCGCTCGGTGGTCGCCGTCGCCTTCAGAGAGACCGCCTTCGGTTCCGGCGCCTGAGAGGAATCGCGGATAGCCCGCTGGATCAGCACCGACCCGAAGAACGTCTGACCGGACGCGAGGAACGCCTCGGCCGGGAAGCTCGGGTACTCCTGATGGAAGACGTTGACGTCGCCCTGGCAGAGGCTGTCGATCGCCCAGCGGCGCCAGTTGAGCTGCTCCGGGGAGAGCTGGTAGTTGGCGACGAGATCGAACTCCTCCTCGCCGTGCCGGTGCTCGCCGACCACGAACGTCTGCGCCTCGCGGCGCGTCAGCGGCCGGACGTAGCGCGGATCGTCGAACCACGCGAGGAACACGAGCGGGTAGTCGCCCTCGCCCGCGAGCGCGCGGTCGCACAAGTCCTTGAACTCGTTGTGGCCGTTGGCGGTGGACTCGAACAGGATCAGCGAGTCGGGGTCGGTGTGATCGACGGCGTTCTGGAGTGATGTCAGCTTGCGCTTGAGGTCCGGGTAGAAGGCGACCTCGGAGCCGTGCACGCTGTTGAAGGTGAAGCCACGGCCGGCCTCGAACTCCTTCGCGGTGTCCACGATCATCGACGACTGGTCGCCGCCGAAGCCGCGCCGGCCGTTCGACGGGTGCGCGGTGAAGTTGTCCGGGGTGCCGAACCGCAGCTCCTTCAGACGGCGGCGGTTGGCGATCTCGGGCTTGATGACGATCTCGTCGTCGTCGATCTCCGGCAGGTTGGCGTACATCAGCTCCGCCATCCGCAGGATCGCGCCGGCGGTGTCGGAGTTGTGCGCGATCGTGATCGCGGAGTGGTTCGGTCTGAGCGTGGTGCGCTGGAGGATGATGCCCTGCGCCATCGTCGAGACGCCGAGCTTGCGGGCCTTGAGGATCACGGCGCGCAGCGGGACGCCACGCGCCATCTGATCTGACAGGACGGTCCAGAGCTTGAGCTGCGCCGGCCGCAGCTCGAAGGGCACGAGCTTGCCCCGGTCGAGCACCTTCAGGACGGCCTGCGCGTAGAACGGGAAATCGGTGAACAGCCGCTGCCGGATGTCAGCCTCGGCAGCGGGTGACATCACACGCTTTCGAGGTAGGTAATCAGCGTCGTGCGGTTCTGGCCGGCCCTCTCACTTTCCAGTGCCCGCTGTGCGCGATCGGGATCGTCACCGACCCACGCCTTGACCTCGTCGATCGTGCCGTCGGGGACATCGTCGTCAGACGCTTTTGGGTCTTCGGCTCCGCCTTCCTCGCCCGCGTGGTCGCCCGGCGCGCGCGCGGTCACCTCCTCCTGGTCGGCCTCGGCCTCGACGGTCTCCCTGTGCTCGACGATCGCCTCCTTGACCTCCTCGGCCAGCTCGCGGTCGTGCCCCTGCGCGAGCGGCGCCTCGTCCTCGGGCGGCTCCTGGTTGGGGTCCAGCGTGATCGGCTGGCGGTGGTAGGCAGGCTCGGTCATGGGATCTCCTCGGGAGGCGGGGGCGGAGTGGGCGGCGCCGGCCAGTTGACGGCGGCCTCGGTGAACCAGCGGTCGTTGGGTGTGCGCACGCCGACGCGGTAGACGCCGTCGCGGGCGTAGGTGTGCTCGGCGCTGGCGCTGCCGCCCTCGCCGGTGATCTGCTCCTCGATCTCGCCGGTGCCGTCGCCGAAGTTGAACAACACGGGACCCTCGGGCGCGTTGGCGGCGTAGAGCGTGATCGTGCGGTCGGCGATGTCGTAGTGACAGTGCAGGACCGTGGAGCGGTACTCCTCGGCCTTGGTGGTGACCGCGTCCGCGTAGGTGTCGCCCATCGCCTGCGAGCGCGGCGCGTCAGCCGGGATGTCGTGACCGTCGATCGTGACGGGCAGGTAGCTCGGACTCATCAGACCTCCTTTCAGACGGCCGGCGCCCAGGGGACGGAGCCGCCCTGCGTGACGGCGTTGACGACCTGCTTGCACACCTTCGAGGTCAGCCCGAACGCCAGGTACTCGGTGTTGTCGGGCAGGTCGGGCGCGTAGACGCCGGTGGCGGACGCGGCGCCGGTGGCGGTCGGCGCGCCGGGCGGCGTCTGACCGTACTGGCGGATGAACGGCTCCGCCTTCATGAACGGGTAGACGTTGACCGTCTCCCCGCCGGCAAAGCCTCTGAGCGTGACGACGGTCATGTAGCCTCCTCGCGGGAGATTCGACGAAGGGAGAAGCGATGATTCGGGCGACCTTCAAGGGCGGCGCGTGCGACGGCGTGGCGCTGGCGATGGCGATCCCGCGTGAAGTGCCGGAGCTGCTGTACCTCGTGCGCCTGCCGGGCGTCGATGGCGACTGGGTGGTGGTCGCGACCGAAGAGACGCGGGTGCCGCCGGCGTCGATGAGCGCCGTGATCTACGGCCTCGACCGCGACGCGTCTGACACCGGCCTCGGCCCCGGGGTCGGGACCGTCGGCAACGCGACCTACCGGCCCGTCTCGGACGCGTTCGCCGCCGCCGTGCGCGAGGCGCTGACATGAACGACCACACACGCCAGATCCACCGTGACGTCTTGGGTGTCACGCACGGGCTCGCGTACGAGCGCCTGGTCAAGCTCTTGCCCGGTCAGACGGTCAAGCTGGTGATGATCGCCGAGATCGAAGGCGACGGCGTGCACATCGGCTTTGACCCCGACGACGTGCCGCCCGACGTGCTGGTGACGCTGCTCAAGGACGCGGCGGCGCGGCTGGAGGAGATCCGCGTCACGCCCCTGGAGAAGTCGATGCGGCGCACCGTCGTCGTCCGCCACGAGATCGAGCGGATGATCCGCGACGCGCGCGAGCACGGCGTCAGCCCGGAGATCGCCGGCGGCCTCGCGTCGCTGGACCTACTCACGCGGGACTGGACGTGAGCTTGGGGCTGCTGATCGCCGAAGCCATCGCCTCGGCGGCGGCGTCACACCCTGAGGGCTGCGTGTGCGTCGTCTGCCGCGCCGCTGGCGGGGACCACGACGCGTTCGCGGAGATCGCCGTCTACGTGCAAGGCGCGCTCTCAGACGACGAGCTGCGACAAGTCCTGTTTGACGCACGGACAAGTGGTCATTGACCGTGCAACCATGCTACGTTCCGGCCGCCCACCGGAATGCGGATTCCCAAGGCACCGACGACCCGGCCCTCGCGTCGGGTCGTCGCGTCAGACGCTCTTGAGCTTCTTGTCCCGGAACGCCTGCCGCTGGCGCTCCTCGACGAACTCGCGGTTGATCCGCTCTCTGAGGAAACGCTCGATCGCCTGCACCCGCGTCAACCCCAGCCGGCCGGCCGTCTGATCCAAGCTCGCGATCTCCGAGGTCGAGAGCATCACCGCGCTCAAGCCGCGCGCGTTGAGGCCCTGCTCGACCAGCTCGACCAGCAGCTCGGTGCGCTTGACACCCTCCCGGTCGGCCGTCTCGTCCACGCGCTCCAGAAGCGCCGCCGGCAGCCTGATCGAAGTCGGGCTGGCAGTTGTAGTCACGGAAGCGTCCTTTCCGTCGGTTTTGTAGTCAGACCGGTTCCATAGCGGTGGGTATGGGGGACCGATATAGGGGAGGCGCGCGGGGTCCCCATCAGGCGCGCGAGGGGGTGCGCGGGCCTTCGGCCGGTGCGGAGAACCTAGGCCCACGGCCGTTTCAGACCGCGTCTGAGCACAGAGCCATGCACACGAGAGGCCGCAAAGCACGCTGTAGAGCCAAACGCGGCGGATGTCTGAGATCAGCCGACCCGTCTGAAACCGCGCTGTAGAGCCAAAGTCGAGAGCCTACGCCGCTGCGCGCATCGGTCCTTCGGCGTCGTCTGACGTCTGGCGCCCCGTCTTGAGATCGGCGAGCGTCTGACGCTGCGCGCCTCCCTTCCCGGTGTCGATGCTCGCGAGCGTCTTCAGGGTGCGGGCGATGACGTCCACCTTGCCTAGGTCTCTCTCACGGGTCTGACGTTCGATGCGGGCTAGCTCTGAGGAGAGCAGCGCTGTAGCGCGGTCTGCAACGTCTCGGATCATCGCCTGGCGGTCGATCGGCTCACGACGTCTGACGTCCTTGACCCATCGTCCTACGGTCGAGAGAGGCACGTCTGCGCCTAGCTCCTCCCGGATCGCCCGCCGGAC